GTTTGCACTGGATTTCATTGATTATACGCGAACATACAGCAACGACATTCGCGAAATGTATAACTGCCTCGGCATTGAGGCGGCGCGCCAAAACATATTGAACGAATTCAATGAAGTGATGGAGGCAAGTGATGCATATGTGAATTACCACCATTTGAGTATTCTGTGTGACCGAATGACGGTGAAGGCTGAATTGGTGCCGATGTTCCGTTCTGGCATTATGAACGACGACATTGGACCTATTTCAAAGGGCACTTATGAGATGCATACGGAAATGTTCTTGGATGCCAGTCGACACGGTGATTTCGACCAAATGCGTGGTGTTTCTGCCAATGTGATGTGTGGACAGCCCGGATACTATGGAACCAACTCGTTCAGTTTGTTGCTGGATTTGAAAGCGATGGATAATATTGCGGACATTGACGTTACCGAAGATACAAATATCAACAAACACTTTGAGAAGTTTGAAGAGGTGAAGTGCGACATGAAGAAGATTCAGATTGAGAACAATGTTGCAAATATCAAGGTGCAGGATGTTGGAGCGTGTGAAAACGACTATGAACTATTTTAGGGGAACTACGTTCCCCAAAGGCGTAGCCTAACGGCTATTTGACCCCTCCTTCTTTTAGGAAACTATGGTCAATAAGTTTACGGCATATGAAGCCCCTTTTAAGGTAAAATATTTTAAAATTATTTTATAATATTTTTTTTGTTTTTGTTTTTGTTTTTGTTTTTTTTTGTTTGTTTTTGTTTGTTTTTGTTTTGGTTTATTTACAAACAGTTTAAAAGTGTGTGACCAACTTATTTAGATGTATTATACGCGAACTGCGATTTTCAATGAATTATTAAGAAAAGACCCTGAATATATCAGTGTCAAGGATGAAAACAATATTTTAAAAACGATTTTATTGGTAAGACCCGACAATCACGAAATCAAACTGAAATTTGGAAAATTCCAAATCATGAAAAACAAAACTCATTTTTACAAAGCACAACGACTTTACCACATTTTGCAAAGATTCGTCCAACGATGCATCGTTCGAAAAGCCAAGATTTTCGACATCGATTGCGATTTGCGGATGGCACCATTTGACCCCGTTACCAAAATCCAATTGCTGGAAAACCAGCAAATGTATACATTCAATGTCTACGATTTGGTAAATATCATAAAAACATCGTTGCTCCAGCAAAACTTTATGTTTGCCAAACCCCGGTATCCAAAAAACCCGTATACAAACCTGGATTTCAAGGTAAACAATTTATACAACATTTACATAAAGTGTTTAGAACTCAAAGTGCGAATTCCGCCAGTAATGACTTATTTTGCGGAATGCGATTTCAACATGGAAATGTTTATGGAAAAACACAAACGCGCACTTTCAGAATGGGCGATTGACACGTATATATCCAAAGACGCAACCATTACAATCAATATGGTGGAAGACATTTACGATATGTGTTATATGAACAACATTCAAATCCATAGCGAGTTTCCAAAAGCGGAAGCGTTTGCCATTTTCCGGCCCTATTTAAAACACTACTACGCCAAAAAAAATGTTTCCCAATTGCTGGATTGTTTTCATTTGCATAACCCATTTTTCGGAAGAAAATACCAAATGCTCGATGGTCAAATCGGCTTTGATGACAGGCACATGCCGTTTTCGAACGAGGTTTTAAAGACCGCATGGAACACAAAAACATTCAATCGAATGAACTCAAGCAAGTATAAATACAAAAATATTTATTGCATCAGTTTGCCACCCATTGAAAATGCGACTTATTTTGAAGTTGAAACAAGCGACGACGACGACAATGATTTTGACCCCTAAGGGCGCGCTTTCAAAAAATCTTCCAATGAAAATACATTGTTCTTGTCAAATGCGGTTTCCAGCTGTTCTTTTAATTCGCCCAAATCATTCTTGTCAAATTGTTCTAAAACGGGTGGTTTTGTTTTATTAATATGGGGTTTGATTATCATTTCATTTTTTTGAATTCTCTCTTTTCCTCCTCGGTTGATTGATGAAGCCGAATAAAAGAAAAATTTGTCTTCTTTTGAACCTCCCAAAATGATCCACGAATAACTGAATTCTGTGTTTTTATTTGTTTCTCGCGTGTCCACTGTATATTTATCTTTGTCTTTCGTAAGAGCGGGCATATTTCCTTGTATGTACAAAAAATCATTTATTATATCGCCGGAAGAAAATAAAATAATCGGCAATTTATATTTTTGCGCAAACACCCAAACGTCGAGGGCTGTCAAATAATACTCTTCGCTCATTATAAAAAGATTTAAATCATTCCCATAATTCTTTTTGATAATTTTATTCGTTGATTTTCCTTGGTTGTCCAATAGTTCAAATATTTTTCTTTTATATTCTGGATTTGTTAGATAATCCGAATATCCATTCCACAACATTTCTTTGATTTGTTTGATTGTGTATTCTTCGTCTTTGATTTGTTTCATTATATAAATCAACGGCTCAAAACTGCAGGGTTCATTGTTTTTGAACACAACACTTTCGGTAAAATGTTTTTTGGGAAACACGTGTTTCACCCAGTAGTTTGAACCATTTGAAGATTTGATAAATTTTTTGGTTTGAAAAATACAATCGTCTACAACCAATTCTTGGACCAATTCTTGGACCAATTCCTGTTCCTTTTCTTCTTCTTCTTCTTGGACCAATTCCTGTTCATTTTCTTCGACAACAACCTCTTCTTTTTCTTCAACAATTTCCTTTTCCTTTTCCACCATCATTGGAATATACAATTTTGTTTTTGCCATATCATAAGGAATGCCATTATTCGTGTTAAACGATCGATATTCATTGGTATCCGGATTTATCATATCACCAAAATATTCTTTGGATTCCAGTCTGGATTCGCTAATAATAAATTCGTCGTCGTTCATTTTAAAATCCGCGTTTCCAGTGTTTAAAAACTGGTTTGAATTCAGAATAAAATTTTGAATTCTTCCATAACGGACAATCTCGTCGGCAACGCGATACTGATAAATGGTTACATTGTCTTTTTTCGAAATTAAATTTTCCGCCGGAACATTCAGTGTGTGACCATCTGCGTACAACCCACATTTTTCGTTTTTCTTGCAAGTCGATGAAATCTCCAACATTTTATTCAACATGGAATCGGGCATTTTTGCGAATACTACGGCGCCTTTTGTAATTTTATGAATATTTTTTTTCACTTTTTCCAGTTTTTCTTTGTATGAACTGTTTGCATCTTCGATGATTGAAATCATCTCTTGACGATATTCTCTGTTTTCCAGCAAAGATTTGATGGTAGCTCGATATAATGAAAAGAAACTACTTTCCAAAGTAATATTGCGAACAATACGAATGCGTTCGGGATCTTCAGAGATTGAACGGTCAATTGCCATTTCGATTTCGTATGGATTTTGTTTTTGATTCACAAGAATATGCTTTTTTAATTCGTCTTCTCCGTCTTCCACTTCATGCGCTCCTGGATTTTTGATTTTAATAAACTGGTTCGTTTCGGTTAAAAACCCAACGACAATCCCATTTTCCATCATTTTAACCACGGGTTTGCACAATATGTTTTTATTTTTTTCTTTCAATGCCAATAATTCTTTCAATGTGGTTTTATAATCAGACCACAAATCCAGATTGTCCATATATTCGGTTTCGAAATCCTGCGGTTCAGACGGTTCGCACGGTATTACAATTTTATTCTTTGTCTCTTCATTTTCGACGAAAAGAGCAATGGTTCGATCCTGGTAGTTCAATACTTGTTTGTCGATTGCATAACCGCTGGTTTCGTTCAGTTGTCGAATCAGTTCGTCCACTTCCATTGGCGAATCAAACGTATACTCCTTGATCTCTTTGCGCGATGAGTTGCAATATTTATTCAACGTATTGTCGAGTGTTTCCAGTAATTTGCGGATGCTGGGATTTTCACCGGTTGTTTTGAAAAACGCTTTGGGGGCTTTGTTTCCAGAGGATTTCACCAAATAAACTGGCTCATACCGAGAACCATGGTTGATTAAAAAAATAGTGTCGCGACCCATAATAAATCGGTTTTTCACATAAGAAGTGAGTGGACAAATTATATCGACTTTACTGGTAATATCATTGTTGACAATTTCCATGATAACCATATTCAGACCGTTTTCAAATAATTTTTCATTTGAAACAATGTCCCATAAATAAGTGTGATCAATATTGGAATCTTTGTCCAATAAATATTTGCGAAAATTGTCGTAGGATTCTTTCAACAAGGTCTCTTTGGATGAAGGTTTCTTAGAGAACAAACGAACAAAACTGCCTTTTCCGTATTTTTTATAATCGTCCAAGGATACGGAATCGGCTATGATTTTTCGCATTTCGGCGATTTTTGGGATAGGTATTTTATTTATTTTTCCATAAATATCCGCCAGACAAGCAACCAATGACTGTTTTTCACTTCTCTCGACCCCGTATCTTAAGAACTGCATTGTGTTTTTTTTGTAATTAATTTGCATAAACCGCGCGACTGCAATTGGAAGATATCCCCAGCGTTTGGGTGTTAATATTGTATTGTTGCCCATGATGTCGGTTCCCTGATTTGGGTTTTCTTTTTCTTCTTCATCTTCTTCCTCTTCTTTTTTTCCTTCCTCTTCTTTTTTTTCTCTCTTTTCTTTCTTTTCTTTCTCTTCTGTCTTTCCTTTCTTTCCTTTCTTTTCTTTCCCTTCCTTTTCCTCCTTTTCTATATTTTCTTTACATTTATCTCTACGATCTTTGTGCATTTTAGAATCCCACTCAGCATAACAGCACGGCAAACACAAATCCTTATTTGGATGATGGTTTGTAATAAAACCAGGATTATAGTGACGATAACTGCCGTCCTGATTTTTATGTCTTTTATTGGTAAATTCAAACACATTTTTCTTTTGTTCTTTTGCGTCTCCGCATTTTCCTGCATCAATATCTTGTTGGGACATGGGGGTATTTGTTTTGAAACACCAAAACTGAGGGCAGATGTACCAGTTCTTTTTGTCCTTGGAACTTCCGTACTCCAGCGCCTCATTGTATGAGCCTTTGTAGTTTTTATCAATATGTTCTTTCTCTTCATTGGAAATGACAACCGGTTGTTGAACTGACTGACACGTTCTGGTATATCTTCCAATTTTCCCATCTTTCTTATTGACTTCTTTGAACAAAACCGGATCCGACTTTGTCAACCGTTTTAAAAAATACTTTTTGCCCTTTGCGGATTCGTCATCGGATGAGTCTGAACTGCTTCCTCCAGCAATCTCATCGCTTGAATCTCCAAACTCAAAATCGTGAACGGGTAAAACGCTACTGTCGCTATCGCTGTCACTATCGCTGTCCTCGATCTCGCTCTTTGGTTTATTACCAATCAACAGTTCGATTTGTTTTGCAACATCAATTTCTGCCTCCTCCTCCTCTTCCTCCTTTTTGTCTTTTTTTTCTTCTTTTGTGCCACATTTGTCCGATACATCCACCATTTCTTGCGTTATCTTCACAATGCTGGACAAATATATTCTCAACGTTTCAATGTAATCAATGCTCGTTAGATTATTAACGCTCACTTTCAATACATCATTTTCGAGTTTCATCGTGGTCAATAATCCAGGGTTCGCAGAGACAATGTCCGTATCGCTCAGAATCTTGGCAACCAGTTTTTTCGCCTGATTCAATTCGATTTCGTGTTGTACAACAAGTGCATTGTAGGCGTCCTCCTCTTTCCCCCGTTTTTTATACATATCGCTAATAAATGATGCGAGAGAATTCATTTTTTGGAAATTATCGACCCGCACAAATCGGAGAACCGCCTCTTTTGCCACGTTGCTTTTCTCTACCCAAAAAACCGGATACACGCACGTATTTTTCAAATTCATATTTGCAGTTTTCAAAACGGATTTGGGTAATTTGAGAGAAAGATTGGTGCTTTTCAACACCTTGGCTTTATCGATGCCAATGACATTTAATGAATTTTTGGTAGACACATCCAGTGTAAATTCGGTATCAGCATGAGTAATCGTCAGATGTTCGTCGTAAGTTACGCTGAAACCGTCGGGTTCAATTTGTTTTGCCATCTCTTCAACGAAAGATTCTACCGTGTAGATTCCTTCTTTCACCCGATACTGCATATTGTTCAAAACAAACGCGTTGTTGTTACTGCGAACGTCCACAAACTTCTTTTCAAGTTTGATTGAATATTGGTAGTTCATGTTTACAATTTTTACATTTTCATCTTTCAACGATGCAATCGTAGAGATGTTATATCCACTTGTCCTTAAGTAATGGTTCACCTTCTCGATCACCGGGTTCACCGACGATTTTATAATCGCTTCGATCTCTTCCATTGTTTTTACGTCGTATTCTTTGAATTCACCGACAATTTTGACAGCTCCGTCCGACTCAATGCTGATAATCAACCGATGCGTCAAATTATAAATGGAGATTTGCTTGTGATTGGAAGTAGTTCGCATCAAACTGTCAATCTTTTTTTTGGGCAAATACGGGATTTGTTTCCCCGTTTTGGAAACGGCGGTGCTGTATAATCGATAAATGTTTTCTCTGCGAACCCCCGGATTGTATTTGATAAAGGGGAATTCGGCGTCGCAATGAATATTCTTGAATATTGCATCCAGAGGCATTACCAATTTATACGAGGGGACAATCTCGATATCGAACCGGTTGATTCCGTGCTTTTCATTGGGCAAAGGCTCCGAATTCTCGTAGAGAGTGTCAATGATCTGGTAAGAAGCAAAATCCTTTTCGGTCATCATTTTGTCGGTTTTTTCTTTCAACTCTTCTTGTGCATCCATCAAATCCGCGGAGCCAAAGATGTTCGCGGTTGCCAAATGGGGGAAATAAATGCTGGAGAATGAATCGGTCGAAAATCCCTTTTTCTCTGCATACTTGAAAACATCTTTTGCTAAACACACGTAAATGTTGTTGTCGTCAATTGAACCAAGCAGTTTGTTTTCATTCAAATAAATGCTGTTTTTAATCTTGTCATTCTCTACGGTTGGATCATTTAAAAAGGGATCCGCAGAGAACAAATAATTGTATCCGTTTTTGAATTCCATTCCCAACCCGGTTTTTACAGAAAGTGTTTTTTCACCGAGAGAAGACAGATATTTGTATTCATAGATTTCTTTGTTTGCATCCATCTTCTCTCGGAATCCATTTGCGAATTGGGCAAATATTTTCTGGTTAATGACCGATTTGGTAGACGTCGTAATTGCATTTAAAAAATTGATGGTGCGGGTTTTATATGCAAACAAATACAATTCGTCGTAATTTGAGGTGACCGATTCGCAATTTTCGGAAGCGTAAGTTGAAAGAATGCACCCCAGTTCGTTTAAAATCTTTTGTTTGACCTGGCCGATGGAATCATCTTTGTGGATTAGAACTGGAGAGAAAATGGGGTCTTCTCCAAGTTCTTCACTAAATATTCCCATTTCTTCTTCTTGGTCGCCATTGAATACAATTACCTTCTCAACTTTATTTTTTTCATTCAATAACCATACTTTGTATCGTTCCATAATATATAATAGACGTATATAAATAGAGAAATTTACAGAACGCAAAAAAAAGGGTTTCCCCTTACAAATTTTTTAATTTTTAATTAATTAAATACACACAAACAACAAACAAACAAATTATACACAAAATTTTTATACATCTTCTTCTTCGCTCTCTTCGCAAACCGTCCCATTGTCGCTACTCGAGGTCGCGCATTGAGCAACAATCTTCTCGAGTCGGCGCGCCACGGAGGGACCCTGGCAGTTACGCACATCGCCCTTGGACAGTTCGCGAAACGTGCTTGGCTCATACTTCGGGTCCTGGATCAACTTGCCAATATACCACGCAATTTCCTCGCGAATCACACCCTGCTGAACCCATGAACACACGGATAGACCAAGCACGCCACTCAACTTTCCATACAGGTGCTTCTTCGGCTTCGCATTGACCGCATCATTCACCTGGTGCAACATCGCAAAATACGCTTTGAAGAAGGCCACCACATTGATTCGCTGGTCGGCCGTTAATACTCGCTTCAGATACTTGTAGTTCTGCTCATACGAGGTATTGATGCACGCCTGTCCACCTGCCTCTTCGCCACGGGTTGCAACTGCGAGAATGACACCAACAATATCACCCAGACCCTTGCGCGACTTGCCCGTGCCAATTGCGCCGATAAACTTCTCAATGTCGTCGCGCAACTCGGGGTGGCTCTTGAGCTCCGTCAAGAACTCCAGGACGGGGGTGGTCATTCGCGAATGAAACTTGTCATTGTCGCCCAGCGGTTTGCCACTGTTCAGGCGGTTAAATATATCCGCAATGACATCGTCAGTGATTCCGCGTCCAAAGAACGTCTCGATGGTGACTGAATAGTTCTTGAATCGTTCCTTCACTATGGGTTCCAGCTCGCTAAACAGCTTTCCGTCGTTAACGCCGTCGCCCGCTTCGCTCGGATAGCCATCCAGCAAATACTCCTGGAGCGAAGTCATGCGGGTCTGGCCGTCCTCGATGTTGCAAAACTCGTTTTCCCCGCCGTTTTCGTGGCGTCGAACCATAATGAATGCGTGTATGGGGTAGTTCCGCAAAATGGAGTCGACCAGTTTTTGCTTCTTTGCCAAAGGCCACGAGGGGAAACGTTGGTGTTCAGGGATGCGATACATGGTGGTCGCTTCTTGTGGGGTGTCGCCATTGCCTCTGACTGTAAAATTCTCAGAGGAAATGAGGTTGTAAAGGGGCTCGTTCGTAACAGTTCTCTTAAACATTTTTTTAAATTTTAGAATTGGTTAAATAAGGATTATCAAATATATGTCTTTTTAAAAAATGTTTAAAAAGAGTTCAATTTTAAAGGGAACCAAGGTATTCAGCGAAGCTTACGCCTTTTAATCCCTCCTTTAAAGGGAACTACGTATATAACCCCCTTCATCTTTTTTTAGATCTTTTTTTAATCCCTCCTTTTTTTAGATTTTTTGAGATCTTTTTTAATCGAATGTATATTTCGCAATGCAATTTGTTTGTAATATTAAAAATAGGAATAATAAAACTTGGTTCAACTCGTAAAACGGTTTCAGCAATAGTACTAGTCCAATTACCACAGTAATAATAAAGAGTTCCGCTTTTAATTCGTATCTGTCTGTATGGTAATTAATTATCATAGCTGTATCGAATAAATATGGTATCATTGAATTTGCATTGTTGGTTGTCATAATACAAATCACGTGATACCCCGCTGATAAATATATAAATGTTCGAGAGGTTTCTTGTATGAATGATAATGTTGTTAATGCCAAAAATGAACGAACATGCATGGCGTATTTTTCATAACTATAAGGTTCTACCAATTCATTGGATTTACTTTTTAGATATAGGTATTTTGAATAATGGTATTTTGCACTTGTAAATGACAATATGGATATACCAATTAAATCCAAAATTTGATAATTGTTGATATACATAACATATTTGTAATAGGCAACATAAAAAAGAATTGGAAAACTGAGTAAAAGTTCGGCAACAAGTTCGGTATTTAAAAATGGTACCAAACCGATAATGACTTGTTTATATATTTTTTTACAAATAATCAAGAACCAATATAAATTTATAATAAATAAACCATAGATACCAATATAGAATGACGCGTTTGTCAGATAAAAATTGGGCGTCGAATTCGTCATCTCATTTATTTTTACGTATGTTTCTGGACTTTGGATTAAATTATAAAAACCGTATACTCTATATTTTACAAATAGCGAAATAAATATTAAATCGTTCAACACACTGAGTATTGTGTTTTTTTTACCATTGTATTCATCCATCCATATTTTGATTATTAAAAAAATGGTGCTTATCTCCGTATACATCAATGGCAAAAAATGTACATAATGGTCTTTCTCAAAATAATGAATGGTATTATAACAACCAATTAAAGTAAAAACATGATGCAGTATCGCGTCTCCTTTTATCAGAAATAAGTCGCAAAAAATATAGCCAAAAATGATATAGGGCAATGGTTTCAATATTTCGACATCATCGGTTGTCTCGTATACGAATAAACAGCACGATGATAAAAATGCAACTGTAAAAGAACAAATGCATTGATAATCATATATTTTTTTTTCGGTTTCCGGACTACACTTACACAATGATTGTAACATAACACTCATTGTGGGTTTACTTTTATATTTTATCGATAAGTATAAAAACATTTTTATATTTATCAATAAAATGCTAATTACCATTGTGGGTGCCATTATTGGTAGCTTATTATTCATAATTATCTGTCTTGTGCGAAAACTGTGTACTATGCACGTTGAATTAAATAATCGCGTATTTCCTACGGCATCGTCCCGCTGAAAAAATACGGGGTATCCATGGTGGTTAAGTGCCAGACTTTATCGGATTCCACAATCACTTGCAACGGGCTCGGCCATTCGTTGTAGGGCACCGCCTTTGACGTGGATTTATCCAAAGAAATTAGCGTGTTCAGTGCGGACATGCGTCGTTCTAAGGGGTCCATTCGCGCAGGTAGTTTGCGCGACAATTGTTTGAACCGCCACTCAAATTGGAGCGCGGCTTGCCATGTGGGGAATCCCTCTACATGGCATACCCGTTCCCATGATTCGCCACGCTCTACTTGGATGCTCGTTGCTTTGGCCCCGCCTTTGATTTCCTTGTTGTGTTGGCGTAGCCGGTGATCCAAATCCACAGTTGCGCCTACATAAGTCTGTTGACCCGAGGTTGCGGAGGCATAAAGTAAATACACGTAAAAACTCATATATATATAAAGGGAACTACGTTCCCTTTAAATCCCTCCTTTATTTTTGAGCATTTAAAGGGAAAGGACGCAGCACCATTCGGGTGCCTTAACCATAGGTTCCCCTATATGCTTATAAAAAAGAAAAGGAGGGATCAAAAGGGAACCTTGGTTCCCTTTATAGGTCGTAAGCAGGGCTATCTCGAATGGTCATCCCGCAATATTTCTGCGGTTCCTTCTTGTAATCTCTCGGTGTATGGATTCCCGATGCTTTGGCCTGCTCCAACAAGAATTTGAAATTCTCCCAGAATTCCGTCTTGTGTCCAATGGATTTGGTGGCAATGTGGCTCAGTTCATGCAGAGCCACAAACGTGAGCGTGTGTTCATCAATCATCGTGGACCCATTCTTCTCGGTATTCAGGCAAAATGCCAATTTTTCGCCCTTGTTCTCGCTATACGCCGTGTACTCGCTTGTAGGCAATGTTTCCATCACTTTTTTGGGATTGAATCCGTCCACCAACCTCTTCACATTGTCTTGGTCGGGGAACTTCTCGCCCACGTAGACGACCAGTTTCTTGCATTTTTCGGTGACTTTGGCCAACATGTCCGCGGATTCTTTCACTTTGCCGTTTTCTCTCACACAGTATTTGTTTCCATCCACCGTAGAGACAACGCATTTCAATTGAAAATCACTCCTTTCAAAATACATGTAGCCACACAACAGAATAATTGCAATGACGACAACATAAAAAAACAACTCCTGGTTCATTCTAAAGTATAACATATGTTGATAAAAGAAACTTTACTTCCATATCTTATCTACAAATCTACTGAATTGGTTTTGGGAAAACGGATTCGCAGAGATGATGGAAATAACCATCCCTTCTTTGCAGAAATATTTTTGAATACACCGATGAATATCCGCTCGAGTAATTGGTTCAATCAACTTTTTGTATTTGTCTGCGTATCTGGGCGCCGACAAATGATTGAACAGCGCATTTTTCCCATTGTATTTGGCAATGACCGACGAATTTTCCGCGTTCATTTTTTGCGACCCCTTGGAAAACCCTTTGCCCAAAACCAGCTCCTCCTCGGTAATCCCGTGTTCCAATAGATCGCGAATCATCTTGCACAAAAGCGGGAAAACGCCCGGTCCGGACCCATTCTTGAAAACTTTGGCAGAATCGCATTCCGCATACATCTTGAAATCGCCCATGTGTTCGAAGAAATCCGTGTACGCATACGAACTGTATGTGAGCCCGTTCTCTTCTCTCAACAACATAAACATCCGACTGTTTATTTTCCCGCTTAAAATTGTTTTCAAAAGTTTTAAACAATATTTATCTGGACTTGAGAGAGAACATGTGCGGAACCCCATGCATATATGCACTGGATTGGTGGTGCGTTTTTCCAAAGAATAAATGACATTCAATTGTGGTTTTACAAACAGATTGACGGAAGGTCTGGGTTCTCTCCGATTTGCTTTTATAAAATCCGATTGTTCCACGTATTTGCAAATGGTTTTGAAAGGAAGGCTGGAACAAACGCTCAATATAAAATTGGAAGGGACATAGAATTGTTTATAAATTTCCAGAATATTTTCGTATTTCAAGGCATGTTTTCCTTCGTGGTATTTCAATTCATCCACCGGATGTTCGTAGGGCGAACCCGCGTAAATCTGTTTGTCCGCATTTGTTAGCGCGAGAAGCTCGTAATCGTCCTCGTCCTTGACCATCTCTTCTCTCACGACTTCGCGTTCTTTCACGTATTCGGTTTTGTCAAAGACGGAATTCAACAACATGTCGGACAATACAGAGATGCACGTTTTCACATTGTCGTTGTCGGTGTCCGCGAAATAACAAGTGTATCGGCGATCGGTATATGCATTGGATTGAGACCCAGTTTTGTCAAATATGAGATTCACTTCTTTTGATGTTTTCAAACGTTTGGTGCCTTTGAAACACATGTGCTCGATGAAATGTGCGGACCCGCGGGATTCATCGGGTTCATGGATACTCCCGACGTCGCAGAATACCTGGATGGATGCAATATTGGAGGAAGTGACAATCGGTATTTCGTGCACAAGCCTAAATCCGTTTTCATAAGTTTTGCTGTTCATTTGGTTGAACTTTTATATATAGATATATTTGTTTTATAAAGGAACTCGGGTATGGGATTAGCGAAGCGGAACGACGAGTTCCCTTTAAACTAAGACATAAATATTTTGGAACTCGTCGTCATTGATCGGCGCCATGTTTATTTTCGCATGTTGAGAGAAACCGCATTGTTGAGCATATTTCAAAATCGTATCTTCTGAATCCATAAACAAAGTTCGTTCATTTTGTCTCACGTTTTTGGTAACCGCGTCCGTGAATTTCTCTACGAAAGTGGATGTACCTTTTTGCTTGATATCGTATTTCGCAAAATACGTGAAATCGCCGAAATCGGTCTCCGTCTTCGTTATCCTCTCCTTCGCATATTTTTGTGGATTGTCGAGGAAAAAAGGCTTGCCAACCACGGTATTGAACCGGTTCTTATCCACCAAATGTAGGACCAGGGCACCCCCGTTCCTCAACCAATATCGGCAATTGGTGAAAAACGCGTGTTTATCCTCGATTTCGTAAATGGTCTGGTTCAGACACAAGATATGCGTGAACTGGTTTCTTGAGAAATGAATGGGTTCGGTCACGTCGCCTTTGATTACCGAGGAACCGCATTTTTCTTTTGCTACCGTCACCATCGCCTCCGATTTGTCGATGCCGATGCACTTGGCGCCGGATTCAGACAAAGCAGACAAAGTGCACCCGGTGCCGGTACCAACGTCCAAAAATGCGCTGTTATTGTCGGCGCCTGTGATTTTAAAAATCTCTGCGAGTTCCTTTTCGGGTTTGGATAAATGGATTTTGTCGTAGATTTGGGCGTAAAAATCGTCGTAAGATTGTCCGTCCCTTTTCAAGACAAATTTCTCCTGTTGAGTGAACCCTTCTCTCGCAACTACGTTATCGGAAAAATACTTGAATACTAGCAATAAAACCGCTAAAATAAATAAATTAACTAGAATTCGGAGTAATGCCTTGTTCTTAAATTCGGGAATCATCATTATATAAATAAGAGAACAAAGTTCCCTTATGAACCCTCCTTTTACCTCGCTTCGCTCGGAGGCGACGTAAAAAAAACAAAATACTAAAGTTTGATTTTAACCAACTTTATCCTCGCTAAGGGAGGGATCATAAGGGAACCGTAGGTTCCCTTAATTGGGTCCGCGTGCTGTTGAAAAACCGGTCTTTTCCAATCTTTGATCCAGCATTGGTCAAATTGGGGTGCACACCTTGCACAAAGGACGGTTTGTCAAACAAATGGCTATAAGGTTGGTCAACGGGTCTGGAAACCACATTGACTTTATACAAATCACTGTCACTGCTTGGCACATACACACTTTGCGATGCATGTTGTGAGGCCATCGTCTGGTTTCGCAACACTGTTTCCGTATCCACATTGCGCGCATATCCTTTAAACGGGGCATTGCGCGTCGCGGGATTGAAATTCATCTGCACAATGTGTTCGAACTGCGGTTGAATCGGAACTGTGGGTGCAGGATTCGAATTTTTCGCCATAATCGGCATCAAACTGTATTTGGTGGAAACAGGTCTAAACGAAAAATTCGGCTCCAAGGGGTAGTCGGAGAATTGCCGGCTTTTGGTCGTTGATTTCATCCAATCGTTCATGTTGCCCTACGATTAATTCTCTGTGCACTCCTTCAATAAATCCTGATTTTGAAAACATTATATATATTTGCTAAACAAATATTTCTCTCCAATAAATATATACCAATGTTCTCTGCGTTTCTCTCAATTCTTGTGATACTGGTTTTAATTGATTCCGTCTATTTGTTTGTAACCAAATCCATTTTTGGCGAAATGGTGGCGAAAATCCAGAGAACGGCGATACAAATGCGATTGGAAGGCGCCGTCGTCGTATACCTGCTTTTGGCAGTGGCCCTTTACTATTTTATTGTGAAACCGGGTTTAAGTGTTTGGAAAGCGGGGCTTTTAGGCCTGGTGATTTACGGGACGTTCGACTTCACCAATTACGCAATGTTCAAGAATTATGATTTGAAAATCGCAATCATGGACACGGTGTGGGGTTCTCTCTTGTTTATGGCGACGGTACTCTTCCAAAAACAGTTATTGCAATTTGGTCCCATTCGTCGGATTTTCCTTTAACGCACCGTCCATTTTTTCGCGTTTTACCTGGCGGACAAGTTTTGATGCATCGGCGGGTGGCAGGATTGCGCTCTTTCCCAGGCGGACACGGTGCCAATGCGTCTGCTGGGGGCGAAACTGCACCAATCGCACGTGCTTGTGCCACACTTAGACGGGGAATCGCGCGAACCGTTGGCTTCCTTTTTTCGGGAACCACGGAATGGTTTCGGAACTTTTTACCGAGCCTTCCAAGAACGCCGTTCAGACGTAAAACCGACTCATACTCATCGAGTATCGCGTCAATGTTGTTCCAGCGCGTGAAGACATTGAAGTCAAACAATTTCTTGAAAAACTCGTGAAGACGTGTATAGTCGGCATCGTTTAATCCACCCTTTCTTTGCATTTCATTGGCAACGTGATTCAGTGTGAAACCCAGCGAAAATGTATCGCAAGTTTCTAAAGATTTTTTAACAAATCCTTCAAAATCCGTTTTATAATGCATAATTCCTTGCATACAAGAACGAATTTGTTCAGTTATCGTAATAGTTGTGTTTTTATTCAATGCGTTTTCTCCATATTCAAAAAGCATGCCATAAGACGTTTTTATATTTAACTGGTTGGTTTTTTTTTTAAGAATTGTATCAATCATTAAGTTTGAGTAAAAATCGGTAATTAGATATTCTGGATGATTTGCGAAAATTGGTTTGTATGCAAGATTGCAAAATCCATTGTCGAGCGGTCGCGACCAATGGAAGTTGCGTTTCTGTAGACCGGTTTGTATATCTGAGACAAGGGTTGACAAATCTTTCACCAATCCAAAATCGATGAAATTGAATTCCATGGTGTCTTTTGCCAAATCAAATTTAAAGACAATGTTTTGCGGTTTCAAATCGTCGTGCAAAAGGTTTTTTTCGGAAAACGTTTTGAGTCCCATAAACAATTGATGCGCGTCCAGCCAAAATCGGTCAATTTGGTTTGTCGCCGATTTTTTTACAAAATTCTTGTAATGAATTCTCACAAAATCGTCGAGGTCGGAACCGCCGTCCGCATATTGGAGCATTTTATAGTCTTTGCTCGTGGTGTTTGATTTCAAAATCCGGCACCCCGAATTTTTGACGTGCGCGTCGTAGTTTGTTTGCGACATAAGGCATTTTTGAGGTTTACCTAAATAGTATTTTTTCTTCGGATCCGCTTTTGCAATCTTGGTGTATTCGTCGTATTCGGCATCCGCCGCCATTTTTGTCAAAACCTTGGAAATTTTAGTATCAATGCCTCGATTCGAGCCTTTTTCGCAAGGAATTGCGGGCCGGAACGCGCATCCATAAGAACCTTCGCCAAATAATATGGGGTCTTTACTCATTATACAATATAATGAGCAAAATATATAAGATATACACAATTGTATATCGTATAAATGCCGGTAAACCCCATTTCTTTTTCGATCCCCCCCGAAAAAATCGTCGACAAAATCCCATTGAAAACGCGGGTTGTCGCACATATTATTCCGGGTGACACTTCCACCTACATTTACGACTCGGAAGAGAGTTATTATCAGGGATACCGAGAGAGTTATTTTGCAATCACCATGAAAAAGGGCGGATGGGACTGCATGCGCCATTACGAGATTTTGGCAAATGGGTGTATCCCATATTTTTGGGATTTGGAGAATTTACCACCCAATACAATGGCGCATTTTCCAAGAGAAATCATTGCAGAAACCAACCAGGTTTATTTAAATATCGTGAAAAAGGGCGCAATGGACCAGACCGATATAGAAAAATGCAACCAATACATTGACGAATTGTTGAATTACACGCGGATGCATTTAACCACAACCGCCATGGCAACCTATATTTTGTCAAAAGTGGGTTCTCCAAAACGCATTTTGTTTCTCTCAGGGGATATCCAGCCAGATTATTTGCGCTGTCTTACGCTGTCGGGTTTCAAAAACCGGTTTGGGTCTGCGTGCCACGATTATCCGAAAGTTCCGCATATTTACAAAGACTATCCCCACAATTGCGCCGATTTTTGGGGGAAAGGGATTACCTATACGAAAACGGTGGACCGTGAAAAGAGGAACGACCATTACGACGAAACAATTGTGGAGGATATTGTGAATCACGTATACGATATTGTTGTTTATGGAAGTTACCACCGGGGTCTCCCCTTCTTCGACGTAGTCTCTGCAATTTATCAGTCAAAAGACATTGTGTTTTTGTGCGGAGAAGATTGCGATTTGGCTTGTGACAATCATACGTGCAAATTAAATGAGCAAAATGTGGAGTACAATTTGTTCATTCGAGAATTATAACCTTTTCAAAATAGTGAGTCCGTTGTTATTTTGATAATGTTCGTGCAAAACCCATTCTTCGTGGGTTTCCAGAAATTCGGCGACCGCGGGTATCAATCCGCGCATGATTTCTTCCACTGGAAATCCGGTTTGTCTCGATTGTTCTTGCGCGTTCCATCCAACGCGAATCGTTTCGCCCAGGGTCCCATCCACTTCGGTGTCGTGCATAATAATATATTTCTTGGTGATTTGGCTGTATTTTTCAAGTTCGCGTTTCAATTGGGCATACACGTGCCATGTATCAATAAAGGTGATGTCCGTTTCCATGGAACTCGTGTCCACCAATAAATCATTGATCCATTCGTAAGTTGCGTCAATGTTGGCAGTGGGGCACACTTGCAACAATTGGTCAATGTTGCAGGGCGAAATATCGTTCAGAAAAATCTTCTTTCTGGGTTTGCCATTTTCTAGAAGCCCCTTGCAGAAAGCCCACGAAGAAACGCATCCGCGAACTCCGAGTTCAATGACACTTTCGCACTCGGACGCATAATGTGCAAGTGTTGGCAGATGTTCATTGATATCGCCCGCACTTTCGCAGTGTAATTTGTATTTTGAAAGAATGGTTTGCATATCAATAAATAGAAAAAAAACGTTTATATTCTTTGTCTTCGAAAAACTAAATCTATACCTCGATTCCCCTGTAAAATTCTGTCACGGTCGGATTCGTCTTGATTTTCTGCGGATTGAACCCGCTCAAATAAAGCCCCTCCAAACTCCGCACGCGACTCAGACCCACATAGGATTGCCCATATTCAAACACATTGGACCCCAAATCCATCTCTGCAATGTCCAAGGTAATTCCCTGCGATTTATGGATCGTGAATGCCCACGCCAGACGCAACGGCAACTGTTCAATCCCAATGCGTGGATAATCCCCGTGCTGATATATTTTGGGTGAAATTCGCATGGTTATTCCATTCAAGAACCGGACAATTGGATGGCCTTGTGCAAAATCCACAATCACACCCTGCGACCCATTGCATATACCCGCGTCAATATCCAGATTTGCCAAACACATCACGAGCGCCCCCTTCTTCAACTTAAGCTCCTTGTTGACCTTGCAATTCTCTATGAGAAGCTCCAGCTGTTGTTCGACTTCTTCGCGCGACAAATCCGCACACCGAATAAGGACTTCGGGTGAAATGGGTTTACCCGATTCAGCAAACGTCTGCATATTGATGTGCTTGGCGAAATTATAGGTTTGCTCCTCATCTTTGAGACGCATATACATAAGCTGGTTCACACGGTCCGCGTCCGCATTTCTGGGAAACAGTTTGGTAGGAATGATGCCGGTTCCATTGTCCACGTATTTGGCTACAGTGCGCTGTTTCAACAGTTCTGCGGATTCCTCCGAGATGACGCCTTGCCTTACTTCATCCAGTACCTTGATATATGTCGGGTCCTTTTGTCGGAAAAGCGTTTTCAAAACGATGTGGTTTTCCTTGGAAAATGTGGAAAACCAGTTGGCGGATTGGAAACAAAACATGGTGGTTTCGGGCTCGGTGTAACGACCCACCGGTGGCAGTTGGTAGAAATCGCCGATGAAGATGATTTGCATATTACCGAAGGGTTTGGAAGGATTTCGGCGGATGGTTTGGCCGATTTTATTCAGGGCGTCGAATATTTTCATCGACATCATGGATACTTCATCCACAATGAGAACGCGCGTTGTTTTCCAGTTTGCATTGGCTTTGCGGTTCTTGACTGCCTTGTCCACGATTTCGTGGATCTCGCCGGCGCCGAGCCCGAGACCGCTCCATGAATGAATGGTTTTGGCGCAACAGTTTAATAGCACGGAGGCGCACCCGGTGAGCCCACAGACCGCGTGTTTGATTTCGCGCATTTCCAAATCCGCTTTGATGGCTTTGATTAAATAGGATTTCCCGGTTCCGCCGGGGCCAGTTATAAAGACATTGTGACCAAGCCGATACTGTTCAAAAGCCCGGACCTGTTCGGGGGACAAATCGTCCAATAAAGAAGACCCCGTCGAAGAAGTCGAAACAACTTCTTCTTTGTATGCAAAGACAGATAGATCCAATGGTTTTGACATACTTATTGTTTTTGTGTTCATATAATCGGTGGCTTCTGCCTCGGTCTTAAACTTCTTGTATTCTGCTCCACTGAACCCCTCGATTTGCTTGGCACATTCTTCCCAGGTTGCGTAGACACCAGTTTCAATTCCTTTTTTCACTGCATAAAATGACATGGTTTATTAGTATTAATATACACTAATAAATAAATTTTAATTCAATTTTAGGGAGAACTGATAGTTCCCCCAAACCCCCTCCTTCAGGGAGAACCTTAATTTATTATTTTAAGGGAAGGGGTCATAGGGGAAACCGTAGGTTTCCCTATATTTTAACGCACCTCCCCTTACTATTGCGTATGGTTCCCGGTTTGCACGCAATTCTGCACCTACCGGTTGCCGGATTTAATTCTTTACCTGCTGGACAAGCTTTGCGCGTTCTCGACCAAAAACTCCGTTCTGAAGAAGAATTGCCCGATATTAAATCAACCACTTTGACCTTTTTGCACCTGCCCGTTGGACCCCGAAAATGGTTTGGCGGACACACTTTTCGGCACCGTCGTGTTGCCGAATTCATTTCTTGGCCGTGAGGACACGCTTTCAATATGTCTTGTATGCGTCGAACCGTGTTATTTAGTATCTGGGCTTCAATAGATGTGTTTGCGTCTTTGATTACACCATTCTTGATTTTTTTATCCAGTCGTGATAGAACGCCCGTGTCGGATAAGACCTTTTCATACAATTCAATATATTCTTCAATACTGAATGCGGTCCTGCCAACCAAATTCGGACTGCACATTTTTCGAAACAATTTGCTATATTCTTTATATTCGTTTTCCACAATCGTGCCTTTGTCATAAAATGCATTCAGCACGTGGTTCAACGTGAACCCGAGAGAATAAATATCCGTGTTTGACAACAATTTATCTAAAGTGTTTTCAAATGTAATTTTGGTTTTATAGTATTTTAATCCAGTAAACATTTGTTTTATAAAATCCGTTTTTTTCGCTACCGTCCAAGGAGACAATCGGTTTTCCATATAGCGAAACGTGGATTGAAATGAATGAGGTTTGATGCCGTATTTATTTACTTTATTTTCATAAGTGGGATTTGTCAAAATATTGACAAATTCTTGTTCTGCTGCGACAAAATCAACCGGATTTTCAAAATAGTATTGTTTTGAATAATTGAAAAATCCAAATTCCAAGGGATACGACCAATGAAAATTTTCGTAATTTAGTTTTCGAATCATTTCACTCTTTAATTTGCTTTTTTTCTCAATTAATCCAAAATCAATGTAGTTGAACCGGTATGTGTGCGGGTCAAAAACAATGTTTTGCGGTTTAATGTCGTGGTGCAAAATATCATTTTTCAAAAAAAGTTTGATGCCTTGAAACAAGTTGTATGCGTTTAAAAAGAACTTGTCGGTCTGTTCTTTTGCACCGGGCACTAAATAATTATCCAATTGGGTTTTTACAAATTTATCTAAATCATATCCGCCATCATCGTAAATCAACAGTTCGTATTTGCTAATATTGGGATCTTGTTCGAACAATTTGCATTCGCCGGGGGTCATTTCTTTCACCGCGTCGGCGGGGTCAGGAACGCACCGGATTGGCGGACCTGGGTAGAACTGTCTTTTCTTGTCCGCATTTTTAATGATTTTGTATTCGTTTTCTTCCTTTATTGCGGCGCGACGCGTCATTAATTTGGAGATTTTTCCAGATTTATATTTGATGCCGTTTTGGCATTTGATGGGTGGGCGGTATACGCACCCATACGTTCCTTCTGCAACATATACCATTATATATAATGGCATATATTTTTTTTATTAAACCGATGAACATTTAAAACGGCACTGGTATAAATGGTTATCGGTCACGAACCTAGAAGAAAAAATGGCACTTTGTGCCTTCGACGGTTTAAATGAAAGCATTCAAATAACGCAACAATCGCTTCTTCGAAAGAGTGACATGGTCGTATGCAACCACCTCATTGAAGCGCGAGACTTTACTTTTAAGCTCGTCGTATTCATCATAATTGGTTAAATCTTCCATATAATTCACCGATATACTGACCTTGTGGTTTTCCGAGAACCCCATCGTGATTGAAATAAAGTTATATAAACTGTCTTCGTTATCAAATGTCTTTGAATACCTTACGTGACCGCGCGACCCATACAAATAATACACGTCCTCTTCCTCGTCGTAGATAAGAAAGATGTTGGTATCCCGTTTTCCATTGGTGTCGTATTCGGTGATATTCAATACCATGAGGGGGTCATAATAAGTGGTTTCGGTGGCTTCGTCGTAATATCCAGACATTGTGATACTGTATTTATTCGCAATTTTTTATATTCATTTGCGAATTCTTCTTTTTCTTCTCGTTTTTTTGCTCCTAGTTTTCCCCCCCTTCGCGATCCTTTGTTTTGAACGACTGCTTACTGTGGATGACATATAATGTTTGCTTTTGCTTTTGCTTTTTTTACCAATGCTTTTTTTACCAATGCTTTTACTGAGACAATTGGATACATCTCCATGATTCACCGTTTCATTTATCACGCACAAAGATGCGCTCATAACGTTGTTTGCTTCTTCTGCAAATCCACATTCTGCGTATTTGCTTTTAATTTTTTGGATTGCTTTTCTCTCGTCTTCTTCGTTGTCAACACCGTCGGGAGAAACAAACAATTCAACCATTGTTCTAAGACTTAACCGTTTTCCAAACAATTCCCCGTTTTGCGCGGTTTTAACAAGAATCTTCATGAATTCTCTGAAACAGATGCCTTTCAAACTTGGAATATTGCATTCAACCGAACTCAAATTGATTACATTGTTTATAAGTCGCAAACTCATTTTTGTGTTTTCGGATAATTCTATGATTCGGTATCCGCCTTCTTCGGAATCACGTATTTTGTAATCCATGGTATAGTATGATTGGATAAAATATTTCTATCTAAAAACCATCCCGAATGGATTTCCCCGATAAGAACCGCGGGATTCCTTTCTCTGATAACTCCTGATATTTGATTGTCAACAGTTTGCCAATATTGGCCGGTGCATTCTGGAAAAGTTGTTTCCTGTGTTCAACTGAGCCAACCGGTCTGCAATCGAATTCGTCGCCTGTCTTAGTAGCGCATCTCCAAATGACGGTTCCCGAGTCGCGACCTTCCGCTTCTCGGAACCCCACAATCCGAAATTCGTCCTCCTCAAATTCCTTGTATTTCTGCAAATCGTGGCTCCGATTGCTTACGTAAGCCCCCTTCTTGTTGCGCAACATAATTCCCTCGTATCCTTCTTGCACATACTCGGTGAATTTGGCCTTGAAATCATCGACTGTGGTCGCTTCCTCCGTCTTGACGATTTCAAATGTGGCGGGGAACAAATGCCGATTGTCCAAAATGAACTGTCTTCTCTCTGCATACCCATTGGGTGAAACAATATCATATATGTGGAAATGGACTTGGCGAATTCGCGGGTCGTCCACCTGTTTGCGTTTAATCAGTCCCACTAGCTCCTCGAATGGGTATTGGTTTGTGTAAAGCTCCCCGTCCAAAATGACGGTGGGTCTTAAATTGAAAAACTCGGTCAGACCGGCAGTAATATGATCCATTGTGGTGAATATTCCGCCCGTCCTGGACTGGGTGACGATTTTGCCACCGGATAAATAAATGAGGCAACGGAGCCCGTCCAGCTTGGGTTGCACGAAACACGGATACACAATGGGGTTTTTCAGCTTGGTCTTGGATTTGGGGTCGTAGACGTGCGCCAACATGGGGAAAATCTTTGTTCCAACCTCTTCGGATTCCTCGTTTTCGGTGTATCGCTCCTTCTCCTTCTTGTCGGACCACTTCTTCTTGATTTCGTTGGTGCATTGTTGGAGAGGCGTGGTTTCGTTGGCCTTGCCGACATTTTTGCCCTCGGTGAAATCTCGGCTGGTGGTTTGGAGTTTGCCGTCTACCTGGCCGTATTCCACGGTGTATCGGGCAACAGAACCGTTGAAAAAAATGACAGCCGACCACTGCTTGGTCTTTCCCGAGATATCTTTTCCATAAAGAGTGGGTAAAGTTTCTTGGACTTTAAAAGAATTCGACATTATAGAATTATAATTTTTGGATTTATATGGTTTTGATAAAAGGATTTCTTTTAGGAAAAATATTTAAAAGTATTTTTTGCAAATAAGGATTTAAAGTGGTTTTATTTTGTTTTACATATTATAATTGAATATGAGTACTACTTCTGTCCCAACTACACCCACTACTACTGTTGTTTCAGCGCCAGCGTCAGACCAATACCGCCTTCCCGATGCCACAACTTTGCAAAATATTAGTAAAATCGCCATCTCCGAAGATAAGCCAATTATGATGGATTATTGGACCGCTTCCATCGAGAAGAAAGCCCTGATTGGAGTTCGTGAGAACAACGAGAAGTTGCTTGTTAAGAGCGAGGAGGAGTATACCAGTCCCATTCAGAAGATTTTCAAGGTAGGCAATGATTTCATCATTATGACAGAGAACTCCATTTATGTTGTTGATAATAAGATTCCGACCAAACGTATCGCGTAAAGGGAACCAAGGTTCCCTTTAAATCCCTCCTTTAAAATTCTAAAATAAAGGGAAGGGGTCGTAGGGGAAACCGTAGGTTTCCCTACTTAAAATTGAAAAATTTCAACCCATTATATATGATTCCAGAAATAATATATAAAATGACTACTGATAATTACAATAACGATTCTGATTCCGAGGACTTAACCGACGACCAAGTAAAATCCGAAGCCATCGCTGAATCCGAGAACCTATTCGACGATGAATACTACACATCTTTGGAACACAACCATACCTATTACATAACTGTTCCTTATAAAATAGAAAACAACTATTTGAAAGATTTGCATATCAGCAATCACGGATTCTTCAACCATTCATTGCAATCTGTGAAAAATTATATTTGCGAATACACCGTGAGCGCACACATCTCAAATTCCGCGCCGATTGAGATCGTCAAGACCAGTTATACACATTTACCCAATGGATATACATTACACAACGTTGTAATCAAGACATTCTGGATCAAGATTGTGCAACGAAGATGGCGAAATGTGCTGAAAAAAAGGATGCAGATGATTTACTGTGCACTGAAAAACCGCGAATATGGAATCCGAGCAGATTTACCAAAGTTGCGCGGATGTTTGGCAGACTTAAGGAAACCAACGGTTTCCTTATGAACCTTCCCTTTGTATTAAAAAAATGCACAATATAAAGGGAGGGGGTAAGCGAAGCGGAAACCGTCGGTTTCCTTATAGTTTCTTCAATTCCGAAAAATACGATGTTGAAACCATTATTTTTCGTTTTCTCAGTTTGATTTTTTTTGGTTCTACTTCCCCCAAATTCTCCGTTTTCATGCAAATCTGGGCATACTCGTCTTTCAGCAAATTCTTGACAAAATCGTAAACAAACATCAGAATCTCTTCCGAGCAATTCCCCACAATGAGGCATCCGCCCGTCCTGAAAATCATAAAACTCACTTTGGTATACTTCTTGGAAACAATGAGTTCTTCCACGGTCAAATGGTTGTCTTCCTGCAAAATGGTGCCAGTCTGTTTCTCTGCATCAAACCCATTTTTATTGCAGAAATAATACTTGCACTTGACGCCCGGATAACTGCACGAATCATAAGTTGTATCAATCTTGTATTTGTCGCTTATCAAGATGGAATGAAGTGCGTCCCGATTGACGTGATAGTTGCATTCAAAGTTGGAATTGATCAGCACATTTTCGCTCGGAATGTCCTTGAATGCCACCGGCACCTCAAAATAGGGTCGCAATGTATCCAAAATAAAGGTTTTCACACGGTCGAACAAGCTGGTATTGAGAACCCCCGGTATCTCCAGTTTCCCAGTATTGAACACCTTGACGTGGATTTCGTGGAATCGGTTGGCGTCATTCCGGAAACGAAACGTGAGTGCAATGCAATTGAACATCGCCCCGCCCTTGTCTTTGCCCCGATAATTCAAAACATTCTTGGTGGAAATGCCCACCGTCACTTTTCTCTCGTCTTTGAATTTGATTTTCTTTGCAACGGGGTTGTCGATTTGTTTGATAATCCGCTCCGTGTAATAATATGTTTCTTTGAGCTTCTTGGCATTCTCTTCGCACTCCTCCTTGGATTGCGCGGCGACCTTCATCTGTTTCTTAATGACGCCCTCACCGGGTTTCCAGTATTCGACGATGGGCACGCTCCAGAAAATCTTTGCAACATCAATGTTGGACTGGTTCAAATAAAGCAACTTGGTTTTAGTTGAAATGTAGAGTTCCTCGCACTGAGGCGCATCCCCGAGTTCGTCCAAATCATCATCAATGTCATTGGTTTGCCCCCCATTTAAAAATTTTTCCCATTCGTTATCTAATTCCATTTTATATTTCTTTATGTCTTTTGCTTTAAGTGAAAATAAAAAATCAATTTTAAAGGGAGAACTACGTTCCTCCTTTTTCGAAAATGGCATCAAGAAAAGGGAGAGGTCATAGGAGAACCGTAGGTTCTCTTAAAACCATATAAATATTTGCTTGGTTGAATATTAAATGAACGAAAATATCCCCTGGACCGAAAAGTATCGTCCAAGTCGATTCGACAACATTGTGCTCGACCCTTACAACAAAATCCTTTTTACAAATATGATTGAAAACAAGTATTTCCCCAATTTATTATTGTATGGTCCACCCGGAACCGGCAAAACGACCACGGTTATCAATTTGATTAACGAGTACCAGCGCGTGAAAAAAACCAAAAGCCAGGTCATCCATTTGAATGCATCCGACGAGAGAGGCATCGATATCATTCGGAACCAGATTTACCAATTCGTGAAAACCAAGAACTTGTTCGAAACGGGGTACAAATTCGTGGTACTGGATGAAGTCGATTACATGACCAAAAACGCCCAACAAGCGCTCAAGTATTTGCTCCAAACGTGCGGGAACAATGTGAAGTTTTTCCTCATTTGCAACTATATCAGCAAGATTGAACTTTCTCTGCAACATGAATTTGTGTGTGTGCGTTTCAACCAGCTTCCGAAACAAAAGATTCGCGAGTTTATCCGAGAGATGTGTATGAAAGAGGAGGTCCATCTGACCGACCAAACCATTGACAATATCCAGAATTTGCACAAATCCGATATTCGAAGCATGATTAATTTCATTCAATTGAACCAGAATGTGATTGTTCAGCAGAGTAATATTATTGATGACACCGTTTGGAAACAGCTTTTCGATTTGTTCAAGGCTTCTGACAGAACAAAGATAAAAGTGTTTATAAATCGCATGAGCATCCATTACAACATTGACAAGAAACAGATCATCAAGGATTACTATAATTATTTGATTCTGAGTCACCCCGAATTAATCAATCCTGAAACCCTAGAGAAAATGGAAATTGTTATCCATAATTATGATTGCAATATTGAGGTATTGATAAATTATTTTATACAAATGGAGCGAATGTAGTTCTATCACCAAAAATAATATAAAAAATTGTTTTATATTATTACAATGTCTTCCATCAACCAACCTGGCGGGTATTTAGAGCTCATTTTGGGTCCCATGTTTTCCGGCAAAACCACGCGCCTCATTCAGCATTATAAGGCCTACAAATACATAGGGAAGAAAATCGTGGTTATTAATTATTCATTGGATACCCGCTACAGTGAAACCGCATTGTCGTCGCATGACCGCGTAGAGATACCGTGCGTTTTCACGAATGCGTTGGCGGACGAGTCCCTGTGGATAGACGCGGATGTTATTTTGATTAACGAGGGGCAATTCTTCGCGGATTTGGTCCCCACGGTTGTGAAAATGGTAGACACGTATCAGAAACAAGTGCATATTTGCGGATTGGACGGCGATTTTCGCAGACAACGGTTTGGTTCTCTCCTGGATTTGATTCCTTACTCGGACAAAGTAGAGAAGTTGTCCGCATTTTGCGGAATGTGCAGAGATGGGACTTTAGCGGTTTTTTCTCATCGTGTTTCAACCGAGTCGGCACAGGTAGTCATTGGGAGCGACAATTATATGCCCTTGTGCCGAAAATGCTATCATAAATAATGATTAAAAATATATATTAATATAATATATATTTAAGATGACTGAAAATTACAAAGATAAAATTGAACAACAAATGAAAGCTATGAAATTAAACATTAGATCTATTGAAGGTTTTAAATTTCTTGAAAAAGATATGTATAATGTACTTTATACGTATTTAGAGGAAAAAGATGCAGAAATAAAAAAAATGTCCTTACAAATTGATGAAGAAATTAAGGTGTTAAATGAAACTAAAGATATGATAGAGGATTTACAAAAAGAAGCAGATAAAGTAAAAATAACCCTAAATAAAAACAGATTAAGTGAATCACTTGACCAAAGCGCACGTAAAGTAGTGAACAGACACATAACGAAAGAACAGTTTGACAGTCTTCCAGAAGATATTAAAGCAATCGTCGATCCTTCAAGAATATCTGCTTACGAAGGAAAGGGGAGAAAAAGAAAAACACAGGGAAAAAGAAAGGGAAACAAAAAATCACAAAGAAAATAAAAAACATTTTGATTATAAACAAAAATATAATTCTATCATATATGATAGAATTATTAAAACAGGTTTTTACACCCGACAAGTTTACTATTAAAGCAACAACTATACCAAACCAATATGAAATAAGTAAAAAAGATTCTGAAATTGATTTTGACCATTGTTTAACAATTTTAGTTAATAAAGATTATATTGATTTAGACCTACTATCAAAATGTGGTATAAACAATGGGAATCGTCTATTACACATGTTAGATGATTTTGCACGATTAATCAATTTGCACAAAATAACCTTGATGGATAAATCAAATATTTATATATGTGATGTTAAAATTAAATTATCCGATTTATATATTTTAACAACTGGCGAATCGTGGTATAATGCACACGGGTATTATTCGGCTGATTCTAAAAGTGAAAATGATAATAACAAAACGATTTTAATAAAAGATATGGATGATTATGTAAAAGAATGCATTGATATGGAATTTATAAGATATGAAAACGAATTAAACATGCCACAATATCGGAAAAATGCTATCATATATACGTATAACGATAAATCTTATAAGAAAACCGAAGAGTTTATTGAAAAATATAATAATATGAAATCGTATGAAACTGACCCAGTAAAAACAATGGAAAATATTAAAACAAAATTAGACTCGTATTTACCGCAAATAAAAGCAAAATTTGGAGAATATTTTAAAAAACCGAAATATTTAGTTCATGAATTTTTTAAGGTAATAAAAGAAATATTAAAAAACAGTCGTTGCGATACTGATAAAAATGAAATAGAAATAATATCAAAGTTCATTACATTATGTTCAATACAAATAAAATATGATGGCGATGAATTAACCAAAGACCTATCTGCCGGTTTGGGAAAAGGAAAAAGAAAAATAGGGAAAACACAGAGAAAAAGAAAGGGAAAAGGAAAAAAAAGAAAATCGCAGGGAAAAATGGGGAAAACACAAAGAAAAAGAAAATAAAAGATTTGGGAATATGAAATTACATGATGTGTAATTTCATAAGAAGGGAAAGGGTCAATACTCTTATTTTTTATTGGCATCCAAATCATTGTATTGAACCTTGCCTTTCAAATACGCACTGTAAAAAATGTTCTTCTCTGTTTTCACCGTAGAGTAAACATCCGCCATTTTGGTAATCATGAAGAGAACCGATGTGATAAACGTGGACGTTGTTTTGTCATCCAAGTAGTATTTGTAAACCACGGTTCCCGAGAGAACTGTATTGATTACAAAACACAATAATGCGAAATATCCGGTCTTTTGGTAAAGGTTGTCGTAAAACAGGATAACATCTCTTCTCTGTTCAGGGAGTCTTGTCAAAACCTCCCCAACCGAATCATTGTCAGATTTGCATTTGGGGTTTACGTCTAAATAGGCAATCATTTTACCTTCTCTCTTGATCTCCGCAAAATACATTGCCAAAAAGGCGATGAGAGTGATGCAGTTAAACGAGAACCCCGCATTGTACAATGGATCCGCACCCGTTTGCGCATTTTCGGAAATGGAACAGATATGGTCTCCGCACGTTTGGGGAACAAAGAGAATTAAGAAAGAGGCAATTAACACGCGATACAGCTCCAATAAAACAGTAACTGTGACACTGACCTTTTGTTGGAAATCCTGGTCTCCAAGTTTTTCCTGGATTGTTACAGACGTTGTTTTTGGAACAACATCTACACTTTGGTTGGGGGTTTGTATTTCGATATCAACGAGAGAATCATTCGAAGTTGGACTGTCCATTATACATTTCATAAAGACTCTTTTTTATCAGTAATTATCGCCAGAAATAGTTATTTTTTTTGATATTTTCCTGTTTTTCAATCTGGTTTAAATCCTTGCGAAAAATTTTCGAATCTATTTCATATCCTTTGTAACAAGCGCCGTCATCTTTATCAAATGCATCATACAAACATTCCTTGTAAAAATTCACAGTTGAACCATCCAGAATCCAATGTCTCTGTTTAATCCCTAAATGACGATAGTCTTTGTAAATCCGGCAAAGTCGGAACAAATAAAAAAACAATTCGGTTATGTAATTCACATATTCCACGGTTTCTTCCACATACTCTTCATTGATTTTGTAAATGAGTTCATTGTATTTTTTTAGTTTATTTGTAACGTCTTCATTTTTCTCTATGGGTGTGAAATATATTTGTTCAAATGTTGCCGCATAAAGTTCCCATGATTTTGCGGAATTGTAATTAATATCGGCTTTCTCTTTCAATTTGAAAAACGTGTTGATAATGGAGAGAATGAAAGTTGCCAATAAAACATAGAACAATTGGTCGGTCGTTAAGAATGTTGACCCGGACCCGGTTTGGCCCGCGGAAAGCGCCGTGAACAAGGTGATTGTGAAATTAATGGGCGTGGAAATGTAGTTCCAGAACCCGGCATTGAAATACTTCTTCTTCAGTTGGGTTCCAATCCGTAAATTGAGATTGTCCTGCACCGTCAACATGATTCCCCAGATTGGAGAGAGATTGTCGATGATATATTCGGCGTTCAATCCCTCGGAACTGATGACGGAGACGTTTTCATCTAATTCTTGCCTTGGTTTTGGGTCACATAGTTTGGGGTTG